TTCCGCTTTGAAGGGGTCAGCGCCAACGGTTACAACGTCGGGCAGATCTGGATCGGGTTTGAGATCCAGCTGCTGCCGTCGCATCGCCACCACACAAGAGAACTCACATACGACGACGTTTTTCAGCTCTCGAAGTCAAGGCTCAGCGAGCACACCCCGATTCCGCAGACCTACAGCAACACAAGAGAGCACACCACAAGCGCCCATCAAACCGCTACACAATCCGATCAGTGGCAGTCAGCTCAGCAGACCTGGGACTCTGCAACCTGGGACGGCCCAGATGGCTGGTTTGAGGTTGACGCGCAACCTGTCGACACCTGGGCAAGCACCTACAGCTGGACAAATTATCCGCAGCTTGAGCAAGTTCTCGGCTTTAGCCTTGCGGGCATCTGCCTGTCAGAAACCGGGCAACTGTCAGACGCTCTGGACGCATGGCGGCCATTGCTTGACCCAGCGGCACCGTTTATGGGGAGCCAAACCAAAACAATCGCAGACTTTCCAGACCGTGTCGGAATCATTCCGTCGTCTGTTGTTGTTGACGAAACAGCTGGAACAATCAGCGCCACCAGGATTGTTAAGTCTCCTTACATATTTGCCGCCGATTATTGGCAGCCTTATGGAACCATCACCGTTCCTCTGTTTAACAGCGCAGGCCTCCGCCAGACCTTCAGTCTTGGCGAGATCAAAACGGCAGTCGGTCCCGGCGTTTCAGTTTTTACAGATGTTTATGTCGGCGATTATGCGACGAACCTCTTTTACGGGGTCGAAAGCAATGACGGCATTCTTGGAGACACTCAAGCCACGCTCAGCTTTACAACTTCTGAGCGTTTCGAGCGCAGCCATCAGACAACAGCAGACCACTCACTTAGCGATCACGAGCGGGGTGTGGGTGATGACTGGGCCAGCGTGCGCGGGCCGGGCTGGGTCAACCCCCGTGATATTGGCTACGCAATCGAAACAATTCAGATCGACGAGGTGGCCGGAACGATCTCCGCGCAGCGGGTCGAACAGCGGGTCCAAGCTGGCGCAACGACATATTGGTACTTTGCACTCGGGACCGTTGACACGTTCCCGCTCTATGACGCGGACGGCATCCGCCAACGAGTCAAAACTGGCGCAACGACTTGGGTTTCTTTCAATTATGCGGCGGACTCGCTCAACATTCCCAATGTCTGGGGCGGCACTTTCGCTCACGACCTGTTCATCGGCAACCCGCTCCGCCTGGTGCCGACGCACCGCGAGCGCTCCGCGACCCTTAAATATCTCGACCGTTTCATTCTCAGCCTCAGCCGGCTCAGTGAAACGATCGACCTTTCACAGGTCACAAGCAACACCCGCGAGCACACCGCAGAGTCGCTGCAGGTTCAGCCTCAATCCAATCAGTGGCAACTCGCCACCGAAACATGGGATGGCCTCGGGGCCTGGGACACAGAGCCCGGCTGGTTCGATACGCCTGCAGAAGACAGCACCTGGGCGACTCGCTACGCCTGGCAGCAGTTCCCACAACTGGAGCACGTTCTCGGCTTTAGCCGCACGATGGTCACGCTATCGGAAAGCGGGCACCTGTCAGATTCTGATGGCGTGTTGGGCGACACCCATGCAACCCTCGGATTCTTTGAGGAAGAGCGGGTTGATCGCAGCCATCAGACAACAGTAGATCACGCAAGCAGCAATCACGATCTGGGCCTTGCTGACAACTGGGTCGACGTTACCGGCACGCTTGGTTGGACTAGCCGTGATAAAGGCTACGCCGTCGAGACGATTCAGATTAACGAATTGGCCGGAACGATCACCGCGCAACGGGTCGAGCAGTGGACGAACGTCCTCAGCGGCCTTTCACTGCACTATCAGCTGGGAGCGGTCGACACGTTCCCGCTATACGACGCAAACGGAATCCAACAGCAGTTCAAGTACACCGCAACTGCCCCAGTCAATTTCAGCTGGGCTGCGCATAACAGCGGCATCGCCAACGTCTGGGGCGGCTCCATCGCGATCTACCTGCTCATTGGCAACCCGCTTCAATTAGTGCCGACGCATCGCGAGCGCTTCCAGACGCTGGCCTATGACGATCTCTTCGAGCTGTCACGCAGCCGTTTAAGCGAGCACATTCCGCTGTTTAACCAACAAAGTAATACGCGGGAACACGGCGGGGAGTTGACATGGACAACCGATCAGTTCAACACTTGGAACGACACCAGCCCAACATGGACGGCTGCCGCAGATTGGCAGTCAGGCGGCTGGATCGACGCCGAAAACGAACCGACATGGTACGAGGCTTACACCTGGCAGCATTATTCGTTGCTGGAGGCAGTCTCTAAATTTAGCCTTGCGCATCTTTATCTCTCAGACACTGAAGACAAGCTTGGCGAAACAAATGCAACTCTTGGTTGGGATGTCTCGCAACGCTTTGACCGAAGCAACAGCGTGGTCACAATTTCCGGGACTCATCAGATCCTGTCAGCGCACCGGTTGCACACCAGAACTGTTCAATCTGAGGCGACACTATTTATTGAGCCAACATGGGCAGACGGGATTTGGGCAGGCCCTGGTGCTCCGATCTGGGCAAGGGGTAATGAAGACTGGCAAAATGGAACATGGCCAGCAGCAGATTGGTTAGATGGCGCAGATCTCACATGGGCGGATGAACCTATGTGGGCAAGAATCGCCCGCTGGCAAGTCGCTAGCCTGGTTGTTGAAAGCCAGCATCAGACTCACGTCTGATTTAACTTATATGATGAACAAGTCACAGGAGGTGGTCGCCCGATGGCAACTCTCGTAACAACAGGGCGAGCCGGTTTGGCCGCATCCGTTGCAGCTCGGAACATTTTTCTAGGAATTGGCGCAGGCCAAACTTCCTGGGATGCGAACGGCGTTGATCCTGAAAATATCGGTTCAACGGCGCTTTACGACGCGATTGGCTATCGCAAAGCAGCACAGGTCGATTTCGTCACCACGGCTTCGCAAGGCGCAATCAGTCTGCCCAGCGGCAGATATGACGTAAGCACCAGTCAAACAAATTTGCTTTATTGCAAATTTACGTTGGATTTCGTGGATGCAAGCACAGCAACCATTCGCGAAACCGGCATCTTTTTAGATGTGCAGACAGGAACAAGTCTCCCAGCGGGGCAAATGTTCTTTGATGCAAATACTGAAGTGACAGATCCTGGCACTCTGTATCTCATCGAGCACGTCTCTAGCATCATTCGGACACCCGCAACTCGGGAAACGTTTGAGTTTGTCTTGACCTTCTAAAGGATTAAAAACCATGTCTCTTCAAGGTTATTACAACCGATTTTCAAGCGCTGATCAGTTCGATGAACTTCTCTTTCGTGCCAGTAAAGGTCTGCAATCTGCAGAGCTGAATGAAAGCCAATCGATTCTTTCTGATCGCATTACCAAAATTGCTAATGCAATTTTTCAAGACGGCTCAATCGTAAGAGGCGGCGCGGCAATTTTAGACCCCGCAACCGGCGATGTAACCATGAACTCCGGCGCGATTTACGTGCTGGGTGCTGTCCGGGAAGTTGCAGAATCCCAATTTCAAATTCCTACGACTGGTGGATTGCAAATTGGCATCCGAGTCGTAACAACAACTGTTACCGAGCTTGAAAACGCAGCATTGCGTGATCCTGCAACCGGGACGCGCAACTATCAAGAACCAGGCGCAGGCCGCACAAAGCGGACTATTTCATGGGGCTGGTCTGGAGACGGATCAACCGGCGATTTTTACGGCGTCTATGACGTTCTAAACGGCGCGTTAGTTCAAGCCTTTGACCCTCCAGAACTTGACAGCGTTAAGCGTCTTGTCGCTCGTTATGACTACGACGCAAATGGCTCTTACATTGTTCGCGGCAATCGCATTACGGCTCTTGGCAAAGACGCAAGTCAATCAAATTATTTGTTTACCGTTTCAGAGGGCGTTGCAAACATTACTGGCAACAAAGTTGCTAAGCCTACGGCGACTAGCCTGAGCTATACAATCGACCCTGATCTGCAAAGCATTGGGAACGAACCAAAAGTTTCTGGCGGTGCAACAACCCAAACTCTTTCAGCAAACCGGACGCCACTGAATGCAATTCAGGACGTTGTAATTACTGAAGAAAAAACAGTAACTCTGACGCATGGCAGTTTTACTGGCGCACTAGACATTCTGCCTGACACTTCTGTTTTGCAGATTATTAGTGTTAGCCAAAGCGGCACAACTTTCAGTGCTGGTAATGACTACAACCTGACGGCAGATCAAGTTGACTGGACTCCATCAGGAGCAGAGCCCGCTCCGGGTTCAACTTACGAAGTCACTTTTCAGTACCTTAATAGCGTCCAAGCTACAAACATCGACGCAGACGCTGGTACTTTCGAAGTTACCGGTGCTGTTGCAAGCACATTGGTTTTGGTTGATTACAACTGGAAGATGCCTCGCATTGACCGGATTGTCCTTGACGCTGGCGGTTATTACCACCGGGTGAGAGGAACTTCGACTGCCTTCAATCCACAAGCACCGCAGATTCCTGCCGATCAATTAGGAATTGGCGAATACTATCAAGATTGGAAGAGCTACAACGACCCGAAAGTTGACAACAACGGAATCAGGGTCACTTCAATGCGTGAACAGACGCAGATGAAGAAAGCCATTGTTGACCTGTATGAACTGGTCGCAGATGAAAGACTGCAACGAGACATTTCATCACGAGAACCAACTGCAAAGTTTGGTCTCTTTACTGACCCATTTATCGACGGCGATTTGCGCGATCTAGGCGTCGCACAAGACGCAGTCATTGTTGCTGAGGAACTGCAACTAGCAGTTAACGGATCACCAGTTCGGCCCTCTCAAAACAACCTTGCATTCAACTTGCTGCCTTATCAAGAGGTCGCAGCGGTAACGCAAAGTCTGTCAACAGGATTCATGAAAGTGAACCCTTACGGCAACTTTGACCCTGTGCCAGCCGTGGTCAGTCTTGATCCGGCAATTGATCTTTGGATTGTTTCTGACGATCAAACCACCTTCAGCACACAAAGCTTTACCTCCGGGTGGGGCAACATGTCGAGCACTTCGACAAGCACCGTTACCAACCTCGTTTCAGAGCAGCAAGCCAACATCGAAAACCTCCGGGTTCGGGATGTTGATTTTGTAGTCGAAGGCTTTGATGCCTCGGAGATTCTTGACCGGATCGAATTTGATGGTCAAGACCTTGGCAACAACGGCGAAGTTGCAGATGCCAATGGCGAAGTAACTGGCTCTTTTGCGGTTCCATCTGGCATCCCCGCCGGTTCAAAAGAGGTACGGTTCCACGGCAACCAAGGCAGTTTTGGAGCTGCTACCTACACCGGCCAAGGCACTTTAATCTCTCGCCGGTTTGAGCAAATTACGACCACCAATACGACGTTCTGGTGGCAGCCACCGTTCTGGTGGGGCTGGGATCCGTTGGCACAATCTTTCAGCCTTGATGAGGATCGCCATTTGACTTCTGTCGACATCTTCATGGAAGACATCGGCACGAAAGATCTAATGGTGCAACTTAGGGAGTCCGATAATGGCGTCCCGCAGCGTCAAGCACTGATGCAAACTCGCGTCAAGGCATCGGCTCTTAACGCATCAGGCGCAACACGGATTACATTCCCATTCCCAATTTATCTGAACGCAAACCAGGAATACTTCCTGGTCTTCTTGACAGATGATGCGACCCATTCTTTGAGAACTGCTGAACTGGGCAAATACGATTCCACTGCAAACCAGTGGGTCAGTGCTCAGCCTTACACCATCGGTGTTCTACTTAGCAGCTCCAATGCTTCGAGCTGGACTGTCCACAACGACAAAGACCTCAAGTTCACGCTCAACGTCGCTGAATTTACCCAGAACACGCAGACAATTAACTTGGGCAGTTTGACGGTTTCCAATATGACCGACCTGCTGGTTACAGCCCCAATTGATGTCCCAGGTGATTCAACTCGGGTCAGCTTCCGCTACACCCGAAGCACTGGCGAAGTCTTCAACCTGGCGCCTGATCAGGCAATTCCACTTGAGGCCAGTATTTCTGACACTCTTCAAGTCCAAGCGATTTTGGAGGGCACTACAAAAGAGTCACCGATTCTTTACCCTGGCGTTCTCAGCTTGCCGGGAACACTTGACACCTCTGGTTCTTACGTTGGACGCCAGTTCGATGTCAGTTCAGGGGCGACAACCATGAAGGTTGTTTACGAGGCAAAACTGGAGGCCGGTGCAACCGTAACTCCCCAATACGACAATTCTGGCTTCCAGAATCTCAGCCTATCCAGCGCTAACCCGGTTGGCGACGGCTGGGTTGAATACGTCTACGAAGACACCGGCATAACAGGAATGTCGGCAACTAAAGTTAAATTAACCCTTTCAGGATCGGCAGCCGGTCGACCCCTGGTCCGCAAACTCCGTGCAGTGATGGTCTGAACCTATGACAACCGACTCTAGAACCAACAACCGAAATTACGCAAAGCCGTATCCTTCCAACCTATTGGCTGCTGATGTCATCAGGCTTGGACAGGCTCTCGATGCTATTGACGTAGACATGGCCGCACGCCTTACGCAGGCGGACGTGGCAACACTGATTCAAACCGCAGTTGACGATCTGGTCTCAGGTAGCACAGCTGCTTTAGATACATTGCAGGAACTTGCTGCTGCACTGGGGGACGATGCAAATTTCGCCACTACGGTGACAAACAGCATCTCCACCAAACTTGACAAGGCTGGCGGCACTTTGACTGGGCAAGTAACACTGCCCAGTAATCCGCAAGCCGGGACACTCCAAGCTGCGACTGCTCTCTATGTAGAGAACAGCCACACGACATGGGGTGAAGTCAACAACCTTGATGACGGCATCACACTTGACGCAAACAAGCGTTACTTGGTGGACACCACGGGCGGGGCTTTTACAGTCGAATTACCTGCTGCGCCAACTTCTGGCGATTACATCGAATTTCTCGATGCAGCCGGTAAATTTGATGTAAACAACCTAACCATTGATCGCAACTCGCTGAAGATCATGGGCCTCGATGAGGACATGACCGTCGCCAAACTCAACGCCAGTTTCCGTCTGGTTTACGCAAACGCCACTTCTGGCTGGAGGATTAACTAATCATGAGCACACTTTCTCAATTTTTCGGATCTTCAGGTGGCGGCGGCGGCGAAGGCCCCCGCAACGCCATGAAAATGTGGACCAGCGCTGACCCAAGCCGGTCTAACGACCACAGCGGTCAAGACACAGGCTCTTATACCTGGGTCGTGCCTACTGATTTCGACGTGTCAGTTGCTCTGCGCGTTTACGTCTGGGGTGCTGGCGGTTGCGGTGGCAGTTCCGGTGGTAGCGGTGCATGCTACGGCGGCGGCGGTGGCGGTCTCGCAATTTCTGAGATCACAAGCCTGACCCCTGGCGATTCAGTGACTGTGACTGTGGGCGCCGGCTGCCGGTCTTACAACGGCCAAGGCGGCACTAGCTCCTTCGGCAGCTTCCTTTCAGCCACTGGCGGCAACGCCGGAGACAACGCCACCAACCAAGGCGGCGGCGGCAATTACGGGGAGGGCGGCATGGGCCAAAGCGGCAACATCGCCAACAGGCGAGGCGGCTTTGGCGGCTATGGCTACAACAACAGCAGCTCCGGTTACGGTGGCGGCGGTGGATCTGCCCCAAGCCCTGACGGAGACAAAGACGGCTACACGGGTGGAGACGGCACCAGCTATAGCGGTGGTGGTGGCGCTTCAATCAACTATCACGGGACAAGCCCTTACAGCAGCTACACAACAGTCGGCGGATCAGGCACAGCGGGCTACGGATCAGCCTCGCAAAGCACCTCCACCAACTACAGTTACGGCGGTAATGGCGGTGCTGGCATCCTCGGATCCGGTGGACGCGGTGCTGCGACAGGCAACTATTCAAACACCGCCATCGGAATTGATCAGGCAACTGACGGGCAAGGACACTCAATCTGGACCCCGAACATGATCCTGCTTGGCGGCGGTGGTGGCGGCGGCGGCGCTGCTTGTTATCACAGCTCTGAGAGAGCAGGCTCAAACGGCGGCAACGGCGGGCCAGGTGCTGGCGGCGGTAGCGCACAGTCCTACAGCAGCGGCGCTACCAACACTTACATGAGTGGCGGCGCAGGCGGAATGCTTGGCGGCGGCGGTGGTGGCCCTCAATACTCCCAAGGTGGCGCAGGTGGCGCTGCTGGTGGTGGCGGTAGCGCAGGCTATGGCATGTATCCCAGCAGCACAGTTAATCACGGCTGGGGCGGTGACGGCCTCATTTTCATTCAGTACAAAATCATCTTCTGAGGAGGCCCTGAACAATGAAAAAGTACGCACGATTCTTCGATGACGGACGAGTTATCGAAACTCATTACGGCAACCCTGAGACAGATTTTGTGGCAGCCATTGCCGCACAATTTCAAGAGGTTCCCGATGATGTCCAGCCAAACGACAAGCGTTTGGCTGATGGCACCTTCGAGAAGTATGTGGCCGAAAAGCCACCCAAACTTCCCGCACCTGTTAAGTATCTGAGTGCTCCCGACCTGGCAAACTTTATGTCCCGAGCCGAAAGGCTCGCCTACAAAGCCGCTGCTAGTTCGGATCCTATTGTCGAAGATTTTGCAGCAATGCTGGATCTCGGCCCCCTGGTGCTTACCGAGGCTGACACTACAGATGCCATCGACAAACTGGCAGCGCTAAAGGTTTTGACCGCAGCTCGCGCGAAAGAACTTAAGGATCTGGAGGCTTGATCAATGCCAAGTAATTTTCTTCACGGTGTTGAAGTAGTTCAACTTACTGAAGGTGTCCGTCCGATTCAGACCGTAAGGTCTGCTGTCATCGGCGTTGTTGGCACTGCACCTAACGCAGACGCAACAGTTTACCCACTTAATGAGCCTGTGCTTGTTAACGGGAGTCGCACAAAAGCTGCAAAGCTTGGCGATTCTGGCACCTTGCCTGGCGCCATGGCTGGCATCTTTGCTCAAATTGGAGCGACTGTAGTTATCGTCCGTGTTGCAGAAGGTGCAGATGAAGCTGCAACGATTGCAAATGTTGCAGGCGATTCACTGCAACAGACAGGCGTATGGGCATTTCTTAAAGCAGAATCTGCTCTTGGCGTTTCTCCGAAGCTTCTTTGCAGCCCCGGTTTTACGCATCAAGCGACTTTAACTGTTGGCTCTGAAGTTGCCAATCCAGTAGTCGTTGCAATGGCAGCAGCTTCGAGCAGTGGCACTGGCGTTAGTGATCGCTTGCGAGCAATTGCAATTGTTGATGGCCCCGCAACAACGGCGTCAGATGCAAACTTGTTTGCAGACTTACATGTATCAGACCGCGTTTACGTTGTTGACCCACACGTCAAAACAACGAAAGACACAACTGTACCCGCTTCTGCTCATGTAGCAGGCGTAATTGCTAAGTCTGATGCAGAGCGCGGTTTCTGGTTCAGTCCTTCTAACCGCATTATTCAAGGCATCGTAGGCGTTAGCCGTCCCGTAGGATTCTTCTTGGGAGATGAAAATAGCGAGGCTAATTTGCTGAATGAAAATGATGTTGCCACGATTATTCGTGAAAACGGTTTTCGTCTTTGGGGCAATCATTCCACGACTAGCGATCAGCAAATGCAGTTTCTGTCTACCCGTCGCACGGTAGATATGGTCAATGAAAGTGTCATGCGTGCTCATCTTTGGGCCGTGGACAAGTGCATTACCCGCACTTATCTGCAAGATTTGCGTGAATCCGTTGCTTCTTACCTGCGCAGCTTGGAAGCCCGAGGTGCAATTTTAGGCTCTGAAGTAACTGTTGACCCAGAAGCAAACTCTGCGACTGACATCGCGAATGGTCAAGTCACACTAGATTTTGAGTTCACGCCAGCGTATCCAGCTGAGCGAGTCCGCTTCCGTAGTGTCTTGAGCAATCGCTTTATTGAAACTGTCTTGACAGATTCAAACGCACAGGATGCGAGCCAAGCTGAACCACAAACCGAAAATCAGCCTGGCAACCAGAACACCGCCGACCAGACAGGTTCTGGCGACACCAACCTGTAGGAGGATTTGACTAATGGCTACACAGTTACCCAAGACTCTCAGGAATTTCTCGCTTTACGTCGACTCAGTTGGCTATGCGGGAAAGGTGACTGAGATGACACTTCCCACACTCACCGTCAAGGCGGAAGAGTATCGGGCTGGCGGCTTAGACATCCCTGTCAAAATTGATATGGGAATGGAAGCATTGGAGGCTGAATTTACTTTGGCTGAATATGACATGGAGATCCTAAAGTTGTTTGCTTTATATGAGCAAGACGCTATTCAATTGACCGTTCGTGGCGCATTGCAGTCGAATGGCGATGAAGATGCAACTCCTCTTAAAGTAGTGCTCGACGGATCGTTTACCTCTTTCGACCCTGGCTCGATGGCGGCAGGTGAAATTACTGAAGCTAACTTCACTTTTGCAGCTCGTTATTACAAGCTAACAATTGGTAACGTTGACATTATTGAGATTGATGCAATCAATATGAAGCGAATTATCAACGGCGTTGATCAGCTTACGTCAATTCGCGATGCTATTGGCACCTCTGGAGTTACAGATACGGGTAATGAGGTAACTTAAATGACCCCAATTAAACCCCGACCCGTAACAGTCTTTGAACTTCAATACTCCGTCGAAGTAGACGGAGTAGAGATAGATACTCTCTCAATGAGAAGGCCGACCGTTCGCGATCAGCTGGATTTTGAAGAGGGCAAAGGTACTGAAGGACGCAAAGTTGTGCGTCTTATCGCCAATTTGTGCGATGTCCCCCCAAAGTCAATCGAGGCTTTGGATGGGCAAGACTTTGAGAGGTTGTCTGAAGTTCTCCAGACTTTTCGCTCTTCCCAGCCGGAGAGCTAAGGCGAGGAGTCCTCGTTTTGGCAAAACTTTCCGGTTGGGGATTGAACGAATTACTAGATCTATCTGCAGAAGAACTCCAACAATGGGTCAAAGCGGCACAAAAATTGGAGCGGGAGATCAACAAAAACACCAAGCGGAGATGATCAATGGCTAAAGGCCCGTCAAAACTAATCGTCTCGATTGGCGGCGAGCTAGCAGCCTCTTTTAAGAAGACTATTAAACAGACTCAGGCGTCTGTAAGTGGTCTTAGCAAAAACATCTCTCGCGAGATGAACAACGCGGCGTCTGCAAGCGCCAAAGGATTTAAAAACGTACTGCGAAACGATGCCTTTCAAGCGTCTGCTGTAGGAGCGGCAGCTATTGGCACTGGCATTATGAGCAGCGTTCGCGCTGCTGTTGAATTTGAGTCGGCAATGTCCGACGTTAAAAAAGTCGTCAATTTTGAAACTCCAGACGGCTTCAAAAACCTTCAGAAGGACATCAGAGCATTAGCGCGAGAGATCCCAATTTCTGCTGCTGGCTTTGCTGAGATAACTGCCGCAGCAGGACAAGCTGGCATCGCAAATTCAGAACTAACAAGGTTCGCTGAATCTGCCGCCAAGATGGGCGTTGCCTTTGACATCAGCGCCGGACAGGCTGGCGATGCCATGGCAAAATTCCGCACGGCAATGAACCTTGACCAAAATCAGGTCGAGGCATTGGCGGACTCGATTAACCATCTTTCCAATAATTTTGCAGCGACAGCTGGAGAAACAACCAACTTTATGCTGCGCGTCGGTGCCCTTAAGGGTCAGATGGCAATCAGCGAACAGTCGATCGCAGCCTTCGGTTCAGCGATGATCGGCGCAGGCGCTGCCCCTGAAGTGGCCGCAACGTCGTTCCGTAACCTGACCAAAGCCTTGATGAAAGGGGATGCGGCAACCAAGTCCCAGGTGCGGGCCTTCGACGCGCTGGGGCTTAGCTCTGCGCAGCTTGCAAAGGACATGCAAAAAGACGCCAAGGGGACGATCCTTGACGTTTTTAATCGGTTGTCAAAAGCCCCTGCCGAGCTACGAAATTCTCTGTCAACTCAACTGTTTGGATCTGAAGCGAGGGCATTAACGCCACTGCTCACGAACACGGAGATGCTCAAGAAAGCCTTGGACTCAGTTGCTGACAGCAAACTGTTTTCCGGCTCAATGCAAGCGGAATTTGAAGAACGATCAAAGACAGCAGCTAACGCTCAACAGATATTCAAAAACAACCTAAATGACCTTGGCATTGTGGTCGGCTCAGTGGTTCTGCCAGCCTTGACTGACTTAATGAAAGGGCTTGCACCGATCATCGCCGGGTTTGCCACGTTTGCAGAAAATAATCCTGGCCTGACTAAGGGCATCGTCATTCTTGGCAGCGCCTTTGTCGGACTTGTGGCTATCACCCCTTTCATCGCATCAATGATCTCCGTTTTCGGGGCGTTGAAATTGGCGCTAATCGGAGCCAGCGCAGCGGGCACCGTGATGGGCGGCGTGATCGCAATTTTGACCTCACCGATAACCCTGACCATCGCAGCAATTGCTGGCCTAGTAGCCGGATTTGTTCTGCTTTACACAAAAGTCGATTGGTTTAAAAATGCCGTTGACGGGACACTTAATTTTCTTAGCGGTGCTTTTACCGGGTTTTTCAGTGCGATCAAAAAAGGGTGGGACGCAACTATCAGTGCTTTAACTCCAATCTTTGAGGCGTTTTCACAAACGATTGGTGGCATTTTTCAATATATCCAAGGCATCTTTCAAGTCTTTTTTGGCGTCCTCACGGGTGATGCCCAGATGGCAAAGGATGGTGTCACAAATATCTTTGGCGGCCTAGGAAACTTTTTCGAGGGGCTCGTTTCTTACATTGGGTCAATCTGGAACCTGCTGACGGGGATTGTCGGCGGGGTCGTTAGTTCGATTGTTGGCTACTTCTACGAGTTACCAGGCAAGCTGGCAGACGTAGGCGGCAACATCATCGACACGATTAAGAACGGTTTTCTGTCTCGGTTTGAGGCGTTGAAAAGCGTAGTCGTAGAGTCGTTTCAAAAGCTGCGCGATCTACTGCCGTTCTCTGATGCAAAGAAAGGGCCATTTCGTGATCTGACAGCAAGCGGTCGATCGATCATGACCACCATCGCAAAAGGCGTTACAGACAGAGGCGGTGATTTAAAAAATGCAATGCTTTCAACTGCTGAAACTGCCATGGACGCAATAGCACCAAGAAAACCAATGGCTCTAGCGTTTGCTGGAGGGCCTACGATAGGAGGAGGGTCGTTGATCCCCACGGCCCCCACATTTGGCTCTGCTGGGGATTTAATCCAAGGCGACATGAACATGGGCGCATTAAAGCAGCAGACCTTAGCTCCAACTATCAACATTACGGCACAGACTGATGCCAGCGCTGACGAAATTGGAGCCGTCGTGTTGAACACAATGCAGCAACTTATGGACGATTCCGAGGCAGCACAACGAGCGGGGCTTAACGACTGATGTCTGAAGAAGTTTTGCTAACGCTGGGAGATTATCAATTCGGAATGAGTACCGCAGCTCATGACGAAATGACACGCGAAACAAAATACCGCTGGGTCCAATTGAAAAGACTGACCCGAGAGCCGGCTATGCAATACATGGGACCGGGGACAACAGCAATTAGATTAAAAGGATCGATTTACCCACATTTTCGAGGCGGTTTGGAACAAATGCCAGCTATGCGAGCAGAGGCCGAAAAAGGTGAGCCGTTGCAGCTTGTCGATGGAAGAGGCAATAATTTAGGACAGTATTGCATCACAACAATCACAGATATTGAGAAAAATTTTATAGGGGAGGGCAAGCCTCGACGTATTGATTTTACAATGCAGCTCGAACTGTATGGCGAAGATGCTGTCCCAGTCAACAAAGGCGGAGGAGGATCTTGGCTTTGGGGTTTAATAGGGGAGATTGTTAGCTGATGGCTCTTTATTACAACTGCAAAGACGGCGAAATGCTAGACGCGATCTGCAAAGCATATTACGGGCGCTCAAGGGGCACTGTGGAAACTGTTTTAAATCATGCTTTAAACAGAGAACTTGCAAAAAAAATGCCAGTCTTAAAGGCAGGCGACGTAGTTTACCTTCCAACAATTACGGAGCAGCCACCAACGGTTACAACCTTGAGTATTTGGGATTAAGAAATGCGACCACGATTTCGGCTTGAAGCAGCAGGAAATGACATTACGGACTCAATCGCTGATCGCGTAATAAAAATTCGCATTAATGATGAAGCGGGACAAAAAAGCGACACACTTGATGTTACGTTAGATGATCGAAACTATGACGTAGACATTCCAAGCGCAAAAGCAACTTTAGCGATTTGGCTCGGGTATGAAGAAAACGAGTTGTCTCCGATGGGAGAATACACGATTGATGAAGTAACTATTACAGAAAACCCGGCAAATATCACCATTAGAGGCAAAGCGGCAGATATTTCATCAACATTCAAAGCAACAAAAACTAGATCTTGGCATCTTCAAACTATTGGCGAAATTGTTGGCACTATCGCAAGTGAAAATAGTTTAATTGATCGAGTACATGCAGATTATGTTGACAAAGAAGTGTCGCACATAGATCAAGAAAATGAAAGTGATATGCATTTTCTAACACGACTTTCAAAAATATATGGAGCAACCTGCAAGCCAGCTCAAGGGTTTTTAGTTTTTATACCTGAAGGCGAAGGCTTAAGCGCAACGGGTCAAGCGCTTTCAGCAATAGAAATTGAGAAAAATGAAATTTTAACACTTAAGGCAAACGTTAAAGACAGAGGAAATTACTCAGCAGTAATTACAAGATTTCACAATAAAGAAACTAATCAAGAGCAAGAGGTGCAAGTAAAAGATCGTTGGCAAACTATCTTTGGAACAGGCCCTGTTTTTCGAGATAAAAAACTTTACACTTCCGAAGACATGGCTCTGCAAGCTGGCAAAGCAACGTTAAAACAATTGCAGGCCGGCACGACAACAATCGATCTAACAATACGAGGCAGAGCTGACATTCACGCTGAGATGCCAATGAAGCTAAAAGGCGTCAGAGACCCAATCGCTGGTGATTGGATTATCAAAACGGTTACGCATGAATTTTTAGAATCTGGCTACACCACAAAAATCGTTTGCGGAACCAAAACACCTAAGGGGACCGTAACAGAGGCAGTTACAGCAGAGGAGAACTAAAATGGATATGACAGTGTCTAAGGATGCAAGCCTGTGAACCCCGAAGAACACAAGGTCTCGCACCTTGAAATTTATAAGTTGCTTATTGAAGTTAAGACGACGCTAGACCTTACGTTGAAACGCAACGAGGAGGACAGGGTTCAGAACGCAAAGGATAAGACCGAAATTTTTCACCGGATTAACAAGCTGGAAAACCGCATGGCGCAGGTTGTCGTGATTGCCCTCGCAATGTCTGTATTGATTCCAGTAAGTGTGGAGCTGTTTGCTCATACGCTATTACCATCGGCGCAGACGATAAATCGCCCTAAGTGACGCGAATTGATTTTGAGGCTTTTTGGCACTACTACCGCCGACTACCGCATCAAATGGCAGCAATAAAAACTCTGGAAGAGGCGTTATCAAAAGAGCTGCTGGATCAAGACTCTGAGTGGGTGCAAACGTATCGAGCCGCAGGGAAGCAAAAGGAGAGCAAGCCTCTGACAAACCCTTTAGAGGTGCCTTATTTCAGCCAGCGCGATAGCGAAACGGACCACGCGCTGCGAATGTGTTTTTCATCTAGTTGCGCAATGCTGCTAGAGACTTTGTTGCCTGGGACTATTAATGGTCCCAATGGTGACGACGCTTACCTGGGGCGCGTACTCCGGTACGGCGACACTATTGATCCGACGGCGCAGATCAGGGCGCTGCAATCCTTTGGCCTGCAAGCCGCGTTCACACAACGGGCAAGCTTCCAAATGATCGAAGATCAAATCGATCAAGGCGTTCCAGTGCCGCTGGGTTTCTTGCATCGCGGGGTGGCGTCAAACCCCCAAGGCGGTGGCCACTGGCTCTGTTGTATTGGCTACACCGACAACACCCTCGTCGTTCACGACCCGTTTGGCGAAATTTCTTTGGCGCTTGGTAGCTACATGAATCAAAACGGGAAAGCTCTTCACTACAGCCGGGACTTTTTTAGACCGCGCTGGGAAGTCGAAGGAACTGGCTCAGGTTGGGCCATCATTGCTAATCTTTAGAAAGGAGACCCCAATGGACCTCTCAACTATTACAACTATGGAATTTCTCAATTCTCCAATTTTTTGGATCGTTCTTGCGGCGGCATCTGAAGTCATCGCGCTAACACCTTTGAAGAGCAACAGCATTGTCCAACTGCTGCTGCAAGCTCTTTACGCAATCAAGCCAAAAAAAAAGGGCTGAACATCCCTGAAGATGGCCGCTGGCTTTTCCGCTTTAGCTCTCGACACCCGCTCGAAACGCTAAGGCAGGTGGTCGCGGCTAAAAAATTTCACGCAACCTTAAGGCCCCGACTTGATGCTGAAATTTCTAAGGTCACTGACCAAATGGACCAAGAAAAAGTCCGAAATAGTTTCGAAACCAATAGGGTTTTCGATGACGCATTCGACTATGAGGAAGGAATCGTCAAAGAAGGAGTCGCATCCCCAGCAAGCAAGCTCGGCGGTTGGATGCGACTTAAAGCGAAATGGATCAAAGATTGATTACGAGCAATTCACTCGACAGCTAAAGCTCCATGAAGGAGTGATGCTAAAAGCTTATAAATGCACCGGAGATAAAACGACAATCGGAGTTGGCCGCAACCTCGATGACGTTGGCATCACGGAGGAAGAGGCTGAGTATCTGCTGCAAAACGACATCGATCGCGTGATCGTTAGTTTGCGCCGGGAGTTGCCTTGGATAGAACAGCTCGATGAAGTGCGTCAAAGAGTGCTCTACGACATGGCTTTTAACCTTGGCATTGCCGGCCTGCTGCAATTCAAAAAAACGTTAAAGGCAGTAAAGGACGGAGATTATGAACAAGCTGGTCGGATGATGCTTGACAGTAAATGGGCGACACAAGTCGGCAAGCGTTCTGACCGACTGTCAGTGATGATGGCTATCGGCAAAGACCCGAGGGAGCTGTGGCCCCCACAAAAGAGTTAGCCGTATTTTGGTCCGGGATCATTTGAACCGGCAACGATTAAGCAGGCTCGACGATAAAAGTCGTTATTGGTCGATCCAGTTTTCTCCATGTGTTCTTTTATTTTTTGCCAATTTGCGAGAGCTTCCGGGTCCATTTTGTTTCGGTACGGAACATCTTTTTAGACTAGCGGCGCAGTAAAGTGAATTACGTTCACCCGAAAATCGGGCGCACTACAGGCAGCAGGGAACGGGGCTGTCGCTGTGGAGCAAACGGATGAACATCCTTCAAATGATCAAAGAAAAGATTGAGAAGCGTCAGCGTCTCGTTAAAGCACAAATGGTGCCGATTACTGTTTATCGCGGCATTCCTTACAAGCGCACTAACTGACCGACCTGGCCGACCGCTTGCTGCGCTGCATCATCCATAAGGTGGGCATAACGGCTTGTGCTTTGCTGACTCTGGTGTCCTAAAAGCTGGCCAACGATGCCAAGGCTCATTCCTGAGCTGAGGGCAAAGCTGGCAAAGCTATGACGCAGATCGTGGATGCGCAGCAGTCCCCACCTTGGATGCAAACCGATTTCGGCATCGTCAAGCATGGCGAGCCACATTTTGCGGTGCCCGCTTAGCGGTTGTTCTGGTTTGCTGCTAGGGATAATCCATGGGCTGTCGGGGTTGTGTTCCTTAAGTTCATGCAAAATCCGCATAGCTGGCTCGCTGAGATGAATCACCAAATCGTCCTGGGTTTGTTCGCCTGTCTTGTGATGGGTGAAGGGCACCGTCATCTTGCACCCATTCCAGCTCAGCCAATCCCAACGAGCTTCCATGATGTTGCGGAGCCTAGCCCCGGTGAGCAGCAGCAGACGGATCATCTGAGCAAACCGCCAACGGACAGCTTCAGGGTCTCTGTCGGTCCAGTCGTCTAAAACAGCCCGAAGACGCTCCAGCTCTTCAGTGCTGAGGTAGCGCTTCCGCTTGACCTCTGGGTGGGCCTTGATCTCAGCGCAAGGGTTATCTCCCTCAAACCACCCCCAGCCTTTTGCAAGGTCAATCGCCTTACTAAGCACTTCAAGTGCTCGATTAGCTGTACTTGGGAAGCGGTGGTTGGAATGAAATCGTTTGACCTCTTCATTAGTCAGGCGTTGCACTCGGGTCTTCCCCATGCTCGGCAACAAATGCAAGCGCCACAAGATTTCGTCGTTATAGCCTGACCGTTTCGAATCGCCGTGCTCTGCCATGTATCGCTTGGCTAAGTCGGCTAAGTCCGGTGCAGTCCGGCGTTTGTGCCGCGCAGCTCCTGGATCTTTGCCTTGGTCAACGGATGCCAGCACCTGCCGCGCATCCTTTCGCGCCTGGTCTGGTGTCATAGTCTCAGGGCGACCTAGCTTGTAGTCCCGTTGGATCCTGTCTTCTGTCCTGTAGCGAACGTAGTAGGTCATTGATCCAGTCGCACCGACCAGCAGAAAAAATCCAGGCAATGTCCTGTCCTGAATTTTGTATCTTGACCCTGTTACTTTTGCGGTTGTTATTGTTGCTTTGGTTATCTTCATCTGTCCCCCATCTGTCCCCCAAAATGACGGGAACTAAAAGGACATTACAGGAAAGCTAAAGACAATTCCACTAATAAAATCAAATGCTTAAGTATCTACAAGTATGCAGGATGAACCCCAAGATTGATCCTCATAACCTGAAGGTCAGAGGTTCAAATCCTCTCCCCGCAACCAAAAAACATAACAAAAACAACGACTAATTAGCTGCTCTGCTTGGCGGCTCTTGTGCGTCATCTTGTGTGTCCCCCATCTGTCCCCCACTAATTCGGCCTTCTGGCAAGTAATGCACATTTTTAATCGTTCTGATTCGATGGCAGTTGCAGCAGCGTACTTCACATTTTTCAATTTCTGATTTTATTGATTTCAAACCACGGCCATCAGCGACGCCGCGTGAAATGTTGAATTCTTTTTGGCTTGGATCGATGTGGTCAAACTCTAAGACCCTAATGTCGTCTTCTCCACAATCAACGCAAGGATGATTTGCGAGATATGCTTTTATCCAACTTCGAGCCTTCATTCGTCGAGCAGTTCTTAGCGCCCTAGCTCTGCCTTTTCTGCTGTGACTCTGCATCGGCAGACCGCTTGCGCGTACCTCGTTACAGTAACGAGGTCTGCTGTGCTATAGGGAACCTCTATGGGCTGGCTCAATTTTGAACGGGCGCTGGAAGATGAATGGCAGATGGAGCAGCAAGCTCGCGTAATTCGGGGCTGTCATGACGTCAAAGAGCTGCAACAAATTTCTGAGAGCTTGTTTCGCGCCTGGTCTCAGCAATGCGACATTACTGCACAACTAATCCGCCAGATAGCAGAGCTCGAAGTCGAAGCGGGTTTAGAGCCTGATAATTCTGAATATGTCCAGTGGGCAAAAAGTCTTTGGGATAAAAAAGACTAAAGTTTCCAAGGTTTAAAATGCTCAACGTATTTTTGAGCAGTCCATAAATCTGAACAGTAACGACAATATCCTGCAAAACAAACTCGATATGCTACGTCGTTTAAATTTTCAATCGTCGGATTCCGCGTCATTACGTTTAAATATCACCTTGGAAGAAAGCAGCAATTGCGAGATGGTCCAAGTGTCGCCGTTGCGTTCTCTTACAACGTACTGAGGCCAAAGAGTGCTTTGCACTCGCGTAACGACGACTGCTGCTTGATCTTGGTTCCAACCGTAAACATAGACTAAATCTCCATCTTTAAATCGCCAAACATTTCGTTTTTTTGTTAGATGTCTTGCTTGGTACATCAGGGATCGAAAAGTAGAAGAAAACGAGTCCATGTCTATTTCGCACGTATTACGCGGACTTCGGTGTGATAGCCCCAACCATTCAGCAGTAGCTTAGATCTTTCAATGGCTAAATCCATTGTGTCTGCAAACCAAGCTTTTTTTACATCTTTACAAAGCGTTAATTCTTTAGGAATTAGCTGGTTTTTGCTTTGCCCTTGTGGAGCGCAAATCCATTCGTGGCCGTGGACCAATCCGTAACCTATCGAGATGCTTCCTTGGCTAGCGCTGCGCAAGCTTTTTGGATTCCCATTTCGCAGTCTCTTTTGGTCATATCGTCCAAGGTGCTCGTCAGCGACCACCAAAATGCGGCTGCAAGTGTTGCGCACAGAACTGTCGTTGCGATTGATTCTTTCATTTTATTTTGGATTTGTTTGGTTTTAGTTGAAGAAAATCAATAGCCCATGTCTGCGCTGATCTCTTCGTTCAAGCGAGTCCAAAGCTCTTTAGCGGTAACGCGGTTGTTGACGTAGTCATCGCGCATTTGAGCAACGTCGAAGCCGTATTCGGTGGCCAGCTCTTTGATGTCGTTGAAGGTGATGGTCATTTGTTTGGGGGGGAGTGTGGGGATCTTTCCCTTGTGCTCTCAGTATAACAGCAAAACCGCGAGCCGTCCATAGATTTCGATTGTTCCTAGAGTTCTCTGAGCCGTAGGGCTCTGTATGGAGGCGTGGATCGATGACAAATTTCTTATTACGAAAAGACACGCTCGACAAGTTTTTAGGTCCGACATTTTGAGCGATTGGGGCCACCTCTGCGCTTACTGCGGCAAACCAGCGACAACGTTGGACCACGTTCATCCAAAGAGCAGTGGCGGTTTAACTGTTCCGCAAAATCTGGTTGCATGTTGCATCCACTGCAATGGAAGCAAAAGCAGCCAAAACGTTTGGGAGTGGTGGCGCGGTCAATCTTTTTGGCAAATTGAACGGGAGTTAATTTTGGTTGAATGGCTTGAAGATTGGGATTTACTAAGAGCTTGATATTGCAAACAATCTCTAGCAGCTTTCATGCCATCCTCTAAAGGATCTGGAAAGCCAAAACCGCAATACGAGTCGCCGTCTCTTTTAACCCAATTCCGGCATAAGTCGCAACGACCTGAGCCGCGTCTTTTAAGCTCTGGCGCGTGCTGCAGGTGGGACACGCCGCAGCGAACGTCTGAGACGGCTTGGTAAGAACAACAGACGACTTTTGCAGCTTGGCGGTCGTTTAACGGAGAGGAGAGAAGGAAGCGGACATCCGCTTCCGTAAGTTTTGGCATTGTCTGCTTAGTTAAGCGTAAAAAACAGGTTGCAAGCCCGCTCGCAAATGTCTTTTAGCTCCTCACAGCTGACTAGTGGTAGATCAACTACTTTCTTCATCTCAAATGTCTTTTTGCTCATTCTCCAAGCTTCAACGTTGTAAAGGTCGTGGCCGTGATCGTAAGTGACTTGGAGATGTGTAATTTTTTTGCCAGCTGGTCCAACTTGGCGTCCAAAAACAAGCTTGGCGCTGTTTTCGTCTACAACAATCTGGCATTTGGTCATTACGCTGATTTGATTGATGCCGCCCATCTGCTTAAGCAGGGTGTCTACAACTGGGGTGATTGCGGTCATTGCTTGAAGGGTGTCGGTGAGCATCGCTGCTCGTGTTTACAGTATAAGGCAAAGACCGCTAGCACGCCAGCAATCCGCCATTAAGTGGGGGTTGTCACGCCTGGTCAGCTCTGGACTCTCCGCTCTGTTATCCCCCTTGTAACTATTTTGGCAAAACTTTGACTCGGTTTGGAAAAATCCTGGAAAATTGCTCGCGTTTGTTTCTAGACATTTGTTCAGGGATCAGAGGTTAAAAAGTTGACGTGAAAACTGACGGAACTCTTTGCCTGTCAGGTAGCGGGTAGAAATACCGTTGGTGACCACATAGGCTTTGCCTTCTTTGCCTGTAAAGCGGTAGTCGGTAAAATCAGGGGCTTTCATTTTTAGAAGGGGTTGCGAGGATCTCTCCTCTGTGCTCTCAGTATAACAGAAAAACAGAGAACCGGGCACTTAATCCCAGTAATTGCCAAGCCTGAATTCTTGAACCCAATGTCGGGCAATTGACTCAGCAGCCTCTAAGCGGACAGCCTTGGGAAACATTGCTTGCCAATTGGTGCTCATCGATCCATGCTCGATCCTGTACTGCTTAGCGGCTGGGGTCAGGCAGTAACGCTCAATCGCGTGGATCGCTTTGTCTAAATCAAACTCGCCACGCTTGTAGTGCTTGCTCAAATTTTTGATGACTGGATGAATGTATGCTTCGACGTTGGTGGCATAAAGCTCTAGCTCTGTTGCCGCTTCTGAAAGTTTCATTTGTTTAATGGGGTTGAGGAACATCGCTGCTCCGTTGCCAACAGTATGGCATAGAAACCGGCAGCACAGGAACAGGGCGTTAACAAACTGTTACTTACCTGTTCTTGGACTGTTGCTTGGATGTAATCTGTAGACCAAGGGGACCGAGGCAGGAGCTGGTAGCTTCCTGCCTTTTTTTTGTCTAAAAAATTTCAGCTGTAAAAAAGTTTTGGCTGGCGATTATTTCGCCATCTTTGAACAAAGAAAGTGACAACTCTGGATAAGAAACCCATTTGTTCCAAGTGCTTTGTCCACACAGCAAGATTTGATCCTTAGCAATTTCTGTTTGTAAGGTGACAGTGCTGCTGTAACTGCTAGTCCCGTAAGAGGTTTTCCTGCCCGATGCACTTGCTCGTAGTTTTAGCTGATCCCCGCCGGAAAAAGTGCCGTCTAAAGCTGAGTCAAAAATATCGACAGTGACTGAGGTGAGAACACCTAATGGCTGGATATTAAAATCAAACTTGTCTCCGGTGACATCGTCAAGTTTTTGTTGAAACTTATCTAAGCGCGTTTTTTGTTTTTCAATGCGTGCCAAACGGCGACTTGTAGGAGCCAATCCAGTAAGCCTGTCCAATCGCTCTGAAATTTGACCAATTTTGCGGCTTAGCGTAGTTGCGAGAGCCATGGTTCAAGAGTTGGGTAATGGGAAAAAGAAAGTGAATAAGGGCGGGCCTCCGATACCGTTTAAGAAATGATTTGCACCCCGAGGCAAATCATCCGGTCCTCGCCTTTACAGGTGGAGGCGACCCGCAAAATTAGACTAAAGGGTTTTGGCTTAGCGTTATGGAGAACTGCGAGTTTGGCCAACGATTTTTGGCGTACAACTTTGCTTTTTTAATGGACTCAGCCGGCATCGTCACGATCATCTTTTGATTGTTTTCAAGCACGACATTGACGCGATAAAGTCGTGTCCTTGCTTTGAGATTGGGACGGCTGACACCGACACCATGCTGAGAGTCTGGGTGCAAATTTTGAAAAGCTGTTGAGATGTTCATGGCGTTTGCAGTGGATCTTTGTACTGAGAAAAAGGAGTGCTTTCTACGGACCATCGATCGTGCAGCAGCTTGCTGCCTGTCCCGTTCAAAAAATTGCGGACAGTCTTCGGGTTGTAATTATGCTTCCGGGCAAAATCGTCTTGTTCGCCAAGTTTGACAACAGTTGCCTCTGCTATTGAGTAACGATTTAATTCATGGTCCCAAAGACGCCACCTCGGAAATCTTTTGTGATCTGGTTTCGCGCCTGCGTGCGTTTTGATGAACCAAAGAAAAACGCCAGCGCTGCCATGTTTTTCGTAACGGATTAATCCAGCCTTGCGCAGGCGAATGACAGATGAATTGAGGTTGGGACGTTGCATCTTGCCGCAGCGTTCTGAAAGATCGCCGAGCAAATACCAGCCACAACCCATGCCGCTAATCTGAATAAGGTTCAGAACGTCCAGGGTCCGGTAGTTACGGCGCAATGCTTCGATGTATTCGGGGTTTGTGATCATGGTTGTAAGAGGCCATCGCTGGCCCCTAACTAAAGGTCAAAACGGAATTTCGTCGGTGTTGTCAGCGTCCGGCACTGAGGCAGCCTGATTCCATGCGGCTACATTTTGCTGGCCAACCGTTTGCTTTGGTGGTGGCATCGGGCAGCCTTCAGCAGGTGCAGCAGGAGGTGCAGCAGCAGGTGGAGCATTGTTAGTGGCCTGCTGCTGCTGTTGATCAGTTCTGTCGATGAACTTTTCAATCTCATTGGCTGTAAACTTTTCAGCCACTTTTGTCGTGCCGTCGTTGCCCTGATAAGTCTCAGGAGCTTCGACGCGGCCTGTAACCATCACAGAATCGCCACGGTGTATGTAGTTGCCTACATACTCCGCAGATTTGCCCCAAATGGCCACTTTTACATAGCGTTTTGCAACCTCTTGATTTTTGCGCTTTTGTTGTCGCGCTGAGATTGTAAAATTTGCAACTATGTTGCCGTTTTCAAAATACCGGACTTCCGGTTCTTTGCCGACTATCGATCCTGTCAGTTGTCCTGTGTAAGCCATTTTGTGTCTAGTTTTTCAAAGGATGTAATCCCGTCTAAGGGGTAGAGCACGCGGTTGCTGATCCTCATAAAAGGAGGCCCAGTGCCCGCGTGTCTCCAGTTAGCAAGCGTTTGCTCTTTCATCCGCCATCGATTAGCGAGCTCTTTTGGGCTTAAAAAAGCTGGTGATTGATCATTCATGCAAGCCTCCTACAGGTGGAGCTAATGGAGGATGAAACCAGCTTGACACCGGGTTGCTCATAAAATTGCCAGCAGTGGTGCATTGTGGCGCTGTGGTTGATGACTCGTAAAAACGCAACAAATCCTGGTCATTTAAAAACCAATTGGTTTTTTCGTGGCATAAGTTAAAGGGTTTAAAAACGGTTGCGTATGCAATCCAAATAATTTCTTTTGCGTTTGTCATTGTGGAGTCTCCTTTCAAAACATTGGCTCCGGTGCTAGTTGTTCAGCAGGGTTGCTATTCTCCGCATCAGGCGGTGACTGTTCTGCGTTAATGACCGTTGCTTGTTCGAAAACTGGCTGCGTGTCTTGTTTAATTAATTGCGCATTAAGCGCTTCAACTTTAGATACTGTTGATTGACCAGAATCGGGGGTTATGTCGCTTGAGTCAAGTGTTGCGTTGTTTTGTATCATTTGAGAGGGCATCGTACTTACCTCGTCATCACTCTGCATACCGCAGGTTACTTCAGGACAATACAGTCTGATCAGCCAGGTCGCACTTCGATACCTAAGCATTTGCTCAGGAATCGATCTGTACTTGGCATTTTTAGTCCAGCCATCAGCTTTTGCCATGGCCATCGAAACATTTACGGACACTACTTCGTCCGTCGCTTTTAGGGTCGCGTAACAGGTGACTTCAAGATCGTCTCCTTTACCTTCGCTTGTCCACGTCAATGGGCCAACAAAAGGGCCGCGAGTGTTGGCTAAGCCGATCATGAACTGCGAGCTAAAACTCGGGCGTCCGTTGATCACTTGAGTATTTTGCAGGCAAAGCAGCGGATTTATGCGGAGTTGCAATGCCATTTGGATCGCCACAAATGTGTCTTGTGGTTTGTTTTGAAAGTGCACGGGAACCATTTTGGACCCCGAAAAGGCTGTCGCAACTCTCCAAATGTGCTCAAAGGCGTTTGAGTCTGTAAGAAAACTCAGCTCAGGATTTTGCTGCGCGGGGGTCGTGATCGTGATCGAGTTCTCAGTCATTGTTCCACCGGGGGAGATTTAAGGTTTCAATTTGGTTGCTGTAGCTGGGCCACTTTTGTTCACGCTTCCACTCAGCAATCCGCGCAAGGTCTTGGTCCGCCGCTCGGCCACCAGCAGCCACCATCTCAGGAGCCGCAACGTACACCGCCACTGCGAAAGGTGGGGTCTTTTCGACTGCGATGAAAACGAACTGGGTTGCATCGGGGACGCCCCGCAAATACCAATCAGCCTGAACGTGATACCGAAAATTGGAACAGCTCTTAGCAAACCCCTCTGCGCTGGCATCAACTGTGGTTTTCAAGTCAACGACCATGCCCTCGACAAGCCAGTCTGGGCGGCACTTACATGCCATGCCAGTTTGCTGATCGGTCCAAGTGAAAGTTTGCTCAGCCTCGCCATCTAGGTTCAAAATCGCCCTGGCGGCTGGGTGGATCATTACGCTTTCGGTCATTGACCGCAGCGTCTCAACACTTTCGCCAGTTAACAGGGTCTTGCCTTTGGCGTTGGCTTGCCATTCTTTCCATTCCGCTTTGCCAGCGGTTGTGCGCTTATCAATTTTTGGCGCAACGCAAAAGTCCTTTTCATAAACATCGGGTTCTAAAACCATTGCGTGAAAGGCACTGCCTAACACCATTGCTGGCGTTGGCTCAGGTGAGATGCGATCAGGGTCCAAATACCTTGCCCAGTAGTGGCGGCCAGATTTGTGCGCTTCATCAAGGTGGCTTTTGCTGACCTGGGGGCTTGCGTGATACGCGGCATTGGAGAGCTCTTTCTCCTTTGGCATACTTTGGGGTTCGGGGTGATCCTTGGCGATCATACAGCGTCCTTTCGCTTACCTGTGCTTACCGTGACATACCGTTACAACTCATTGATTTTAAACAACTTTTCACTATACAATCGATTCGGTCAACCCCTATAACGGCCAAACAATATGGAAGTAAGACTCAGGAATTATCAGGAAGCAGGAGTAAGAGATTTGCGTTTTGCGTTTATGAATGGACACCGGTCTGTCCTCTATGTGCTGCCAACTGGTGGCGGCAAAACAGTCATCTTTTGCCACATTGCGGAGCAGGCGGCAAAGAAAGGAAATCGCATTGTTGTTTTGGTGCACCGGCAGGAACTGGTCGATCAAACCTCTAAAGCATTAACGGCCCTAGGCGTTGCTCACGGCATCATTGCGGCGGGGACTGACATGGATTTGGCTTATGCAGTACAAGTCGCTTCAGTCCAAACGCTGGTCCGCAGGCTGCACCGAATCCCTGATAGTTTTTTCTCCCTTTTAGTGGTGGATGAAGCTCACCACGCTGTCGCTGGCAGTTGGAGCAAAGTGCTCGACCATTACGGCAAGGCAAAAGTCCTTGGCGTGACCGCAACACCAGAGCGGCTTGATGGACGCGGCTTGATCGATAAATTCAGCGCCATGATCTGCGGTCCTCAGATGCAAGAGCTGCAGGCAGATAACTACCTCGCACAGTGCCGCATTTTTGCACCGCCAATGAATCTTGATTTGTCAAAAGTAGCGTCTCGTATGGGTGACTACGACTTAAACCAGGTCGAAGACCAAACCATGAGGCCTGATTTTGTTGGCGACACTGTCGCTCATTTCAAAAAATACATAGGCGATGGCACGGCAATCGCTTTTTGCACATCCATTAGGCATAGCGAGACCATTGCAGAAGCTTTTAAGGAGGCGGGAATCTCTGCTGCACACCTTGACGGCAACATGCAAAAAGAAGAGCGCCGTGAATTGATAAAAAAACTTGGCACCGGGGAGGTTCGCTTACTCACCTCATGCCAAATCATTTCAGAGGGTACGGACGTGCCTTCTGTCACCGGATGCCTGTTGTTGAGGCCGACGCAATCGCTGTCGATGTATCTCCAACAGGTAGGCCGCTGCCTTCGGCCCTCCCGAGGTAAGGCAGCGGCCATCATCCTCGACCACGTTGGCAACGTCGAAAAACACGGTCTGCCAAACCAGCCACGTCAGTGGTCACTTAACGCAAAGAAGCGAAGCAAGCGGGACAAGGTTGAGGAAGTCAACGTCAAGACCTGCCCTCATTGCTTTTCGGTTGTCGCTTCTGCGACTCAAACCTGCGCAGCTTGCGGCCACGTCTTTCAGTCCAAAGCAAGAAAACACCGCTACAGCGATGCAGAGCTAGTAGAGCTGACTCCAGACCACATTCTGGAACGACAGGAAAAACAAGCTAAGCGGAAAGCTATAGGTCAAGCCCGCACCTTGGATGAGCTGATCGCTTTGGGAGCTTCACGCGGATACAAGCCAGGCTGGGCACACTACATTTTTAATTCCAGACAGGTCCGCAGATATGGCAGGCAGCAGCAATGAACAGGCAATTCAGAACAGGATTCGCATGTCTTTATCAAGAGGGGCAGCAAGGCTATTCCGAAACAACACCGGGGCTCTTAAAGACGCAAACGGGCGACCAATCTTCTTTGGATTGTGCAAAGGAAGTTCAGACCTTATCGGCTGGAAAACAATCGAAATCAAATCGGAAGATGTTGGCAAAAAGGTCGCCGTGTTTTGTGCAATCGAAGTTAAAGATAAAGCGAAGGCAACGCCTCTACAGCGCAGGTTTTTGGAGGTCGTTAGTGAGGCCGGGGGCTTTGCAGGAATTGCTCGCTCCGTCAACGACGCAAAGCGAATTATCGGTATGTAACCGATTGTCTCTGTGGTATGGCATTCGTGTTAGAGGCAGAATACTTTTATTCCGCACTTCTGCCCTTCGCCAGCGATGGCTGTCACCCCTGCTGAGTGCCTTGAAAAGCTGCGACAGCTCTACGCTGACGCTTTCAAGGTTTACAACGCCACAAATCAACAAATTTTGGACTGGGCCGACAAGCCTGAGACCTGGGCAACGCACAAAATTGCTTACGGCGGTTGGACTTACTTCGCTACCGAAGCGGTTGTACGCAGTTGCCGCATTTACAGAAAGCGAGCTCATGTAGCCGCAGCAGTCAAACTCAAATCAGCGCAGGAGAATCGGTAATGAACGACAAAGCTATAAAAGAATTTCAAGACAGTTTTGCTTTTCGCTCAGGTGCTAAGTATGAACGTCGTCGCATTGCTGAACTCTTACGCATACGCCGTGCTGACTTGCGTGATCTTGACGGTCCAAATCATCTCACCCGCAACGCTCGCTTGGCTGCTGCTGAACTTTCTAGGGTGATCGACCTTGTTGAGGACGGCGAGTAATGCCTGACCTCATTGACCAGCTCCGGGCACTGCCCGATGGCTGGGGCTTAGTCGCTGTTGGTAAAAACAAAAGGCCTTACCAAGATGAGTGGCAACTCAACCCCCTCAGCAAAGCACAGGTCGAAGATGAAATTAAAGCAGGCCGGGCTCACGCTGTTGGCGTTTTGGCTGGCCCTGTTAGCGGTGGGCTGCTGTTCGTTGATCACGACGGCATCTCAGCTTCTGAAGTCTTAGCTGACATCGGCGCACCGCTGGCAACACTCCCAAAATCGTGGGCCATGACCTCAGGCCGTGACGGGCGGCTGCAGATCATTTATCAAGTCCCCGAACGCTACTGGGAGCACATAAAAACTAAAAAAATCAAGTCTGGCAAACAAGATGAACAAGGGAACAACGAACAGCTAGAGCTGCGCTGGACTGGCTGCCAATCAGTCGTCATCGGGGAACATCCCATGACAGGCTCTTACAAATGGCTTCCGAAACGCAGCCCAAATGAAGAAGAACTAAACGAGGCACCAACTGCTCTGATTGAGCAAATGCTCAGGGAGAAAACTCCTGAACCTGCTCCCTTGCTGTTGCCACCTATTGGACCGCAACCAACAGATTCAGAACGAGCCCGTACTTACTTGGAAGCGCTTAACACGGCACGCGCAGACGATTACGACGATTGGCTCACTGTCGGCATGGCTTTGCACAGCCTTGGCGATCCGTCGCTCCTCAGCGATTGGCAAGCATGGTCTACTGCAAGCGCTAAACACAAGCCAGGTGACTGCGAAAAGAAATGGAAGAGCTTCAAGCAGGGCTCGACAAATTTGGGCAGCCTTGGTCACTTCGCTAAACAAGACGGCTGGAAGCCATCTCGAAAGTCGCCAACACGCAGTGCAAAAACACTTCCATCCATAAGCAAACAGACCGACACGTCTGATGAGAACACAACTGAAGTTCAGGTAGCTGCGCGAAAATTAGAGCCCATCGAATTACTGCAACACCTTCGAAAAAAAAATTTTGAAGAGGGCCCTAATGGGGCGATCCGAAAAAAAAAGAATCTTGAGATTCGTTACAACATCTTTACACAACAGATTGAAATACTTGGCCAGGCATTCAAAGGGGCCGAACGCTTTTACTTGGCTCTTGCTGAGCTGGGCTACAAGGTCGCAAAAGATTTGGCGTTTGACTGTCTAGTCGCCGTTGCCCAGGAAAACGAACACGATCCTGTCAGGCAGTATTTGGAGTTTGTAGCTGACAATGTAGAGCCGACTTACATCGAGGCACTAGCTACTCAATACCTGCGACCCGACGACCAACCGGGCACTCTTTACGACGAGATGATCAAGCGAACGCTGATCGCTGCCGTCAAGCGTTGCTTTGAGCCTGGGGCAAAGCATGACACGGCGTGCGTTCTCATGGGCGATCAAGGCGCACGCAAATCGAGCTTTTGGAACGTCCTGGGCGGTGAGTTTTTCTCAGACAGCCTGAAAGACATCAGCAGCAAAGATGACCTCATGATCCTGCACCGCTCATGGCTTATGGAATGGGCAGAGCTTGATCACTTGACAGGCAAAAAGCACGCAGGTCAGGTCAAAGCATTTCTCTCACAGCACACGGACACGTTTCGCGTTCCCTATGGCAAGGCAACTGAACAGTTTCCGCGAAGAGGCATCATTGTTGGCTCAACCAACAAATCAACAGGCTTTTTGGTCGACGAAACCGGCAACCGCCGCTTTTGGGTTATCCCTACGCCACTAAACACAAAGACACCAATCAATACTGCTGCCTTAGCTCTGGAGCGCGACAGTATTTGGGCAGCGGCCGTGCTCGCATACAGAAAGGGCGAGTCATCGTTTTTGTCCGTGGAAAGGGAGACTGAAGTTGCTGAAGAAAATACGGATTACTTGGTCACAAACCCTTGGCAGCCTGTCATCGAAAATTGGCTTGTTGCAAACACAGGCTCTGTCATCACGACCGAAGCGATCCTTACTGAAGCAGTGATGAAACCGATCGAACGGCAGACAAAAGGCGATCAAATGCAAGTTGCTGACGTTCTGAAACGCCTTGGCTATGAACGCAAGCGAATCATGCTCAATGGCAGCCGCTGCTGGCGCTGGGAACGTCTTTAAGGCCTATTGCCTCACCTGAGGGGGCGATTTACCCCACCTGTTGCCCTACCTCGACACACAGCACATCTCAGTGCTAGCAACTGTTTTTTCACGTTTTGCCCTACCTGGATCACTGCCCTACCTTTTTCGAACACTTCTCTTGAACACACCCTTTAACTACTCCGCAATGCCCTTCTCTCCCTTTTACTTAACTCTTCACATATAGGTAGGGTAAGTAGGACAAGTAGGACAATCCATTCCAGCGCAAGGGATTTTAGATGCCCTACCTCTGCCCTACCTACCTCACCTAAGCTCGTCATTACGATGGGTCTATCCAAGGACGCAATACATGTTCAAACTTGATGTCGAGCTTCTCAACGACAAAAAATTCATTGCAATGCTTCAATCGCTTAGCAATGAAAAAACGAATGTTGCGATTAAGGCGGGCGTAAAAGATGCGGGTAGGGCCGCAAGAATGGTGATCTCTAAAGGCCTTCGGAACCCAGGCAATCTCAACCTGGCTTCGTCCATTATCAAAGAGGATGTTTATGAGCCCAGATACACTCCAGGTGGAACAGGCCTAACCGTCAAAGCTGCTTATACCCCTAGAACAGCTAGGGCCTACAAAGCCAAGGCTAACGCTAGAGGATTAGGTGTCACTTTCTACAAAGGGCAACGCCATCAAATTAAGAGAGGCTTCTTTGTTAAAGGCTCAGGGTCGAAGGCTGGATTGCCATTCGCTAGGACGAGTGACGAACGCAATGCAAAGCTACGCATCATCTCTGGGCCTTCTATCGCTGCTGCATATACGAACGGACAAAACTCAGACGCACTGAAGGCAAAGGTTGAAAGAGTTATGGAAGAGAAATTAGTAGCTGGAATTAAGAGACGACTTAAGTCTTTCACCCGCGGATTCTGATCCCGCATGCCTCCCTTTCTTAAGAGAGGACACACAAACTGCCCCCCTGTAGCCCCCCATGTTGGTTCCCCCCGGGGGCTCTCTCTGGCGGCGGCCCCCCGT